GGCGCCAGGCGGTCAGCGAGCAGCCAGTCCCAAAAGTGCAAGGCCCACCACAGGGGCCGGAATGCGTAGTAAAGGCGCTTGCCGTACTTCGGGTGCACGCGGAACACCGCAGCTTTCATGACCCGCAGCCGGCCCTTCTTACCGAACTCTGCCGGCGCGCTGGTGACAAAATAGTGCGGCCATATTTCCAGGATGTCCTTGTGGAGCGGCAGGTCAAAGCGGTGAATGCGCAGCACCCACCGAAACGCCCGGCGCGTCAGGCGGCCGTTCAGGAGGCCCAGCAGCCGCTCCTGGTGCTTCTTGAAAAAGTCCTTGCCAAAAGCCAGGTAGTATCTCGGCTTTTTTTCTTCGGCGCTGGTCATTGGGTTAAGTATAAGCCCCCAAGGAGGCGCACGCACCTTGGGGGCTACGAAAAGCTGCTGCAGGCAGCGCGCCTAGTTCAAATTTATGATCCCTTCCGCGCTCCATTGCAGCGTGAAGGTTCCCGAGCTGACGGTCTTGTCCGCGCCAAAGTCCAGGTAACAAATGAGCTCGTCCGCGCTGGAGGCGCCGCCGCGGCTCTTGTAGAGGACCGCGCCGCGGGCGGTAAAGCTCGCCGCCGCCCAGGCCAGGTCGTCTGCGTCAAACACGCCTTCATTGTCGGTATTGTCCGCGGTGACCGCCTTGTTGGCCAGGGCCGCGCCGCCCGCCGAGTACCCGGTGCCGCTGATCTCGTTCGTGACGTCGCTGCGCTTCGTATGGCTATCCTGGTTCGGCGCATAGGTCGCGGTCACCAGCATGACCTTGATAGTATCTGTGTCCAGGTCAATGGCGCCGTTCATGATGTCCCGCTTAAAGCTGTTGAAAATTACGTCAGCCATGTTAGGCGTTCAGTTCTGCTTCCAGCGCGGCGACTTCCGCGTCAATGTTCGATATGCGGTTCTGCATATCCTTCTTTTTTTCTCCAAGGTAAGCCGCACGCTCCTTCTTCCACTCCTTGCTGCGGATGATCCGGCCCTCGCCGTCGCGCACGATACCGCGCGCCGCCTCGATCTCGGCCCGCTTCTCCGGGTCGGACCTGGCAATGGTGGCGTCTTTCCTTTCCTTGGGCATGGGTTCAGTATAGCACTTCTTGTTTTATTGCAAGGGCTAGATACGCACATTGTCCTTCAGCGCGCGCATGAGCGTTTTGCTGACCTTCTCCACCAGGTCGTCCTCGCCCATAAAGGTGTTCCCGGTCAGGGTGAGGTTGATGGTCACCCCGCCCGCGCCGGCGCCAGCCATGCGCAGCCCCGCGCGGTTCAGGGGGATAACCGCCTCGGGTCCGGCCTCGCCAATGAGGGCCAGGGTGGGGCGCGTGACCACGCCGCCCTCGGCCAGGCGGGGTATAAGCGGTATCTGCGGCGCCTTTATGCCTATGGCGCTGCCGCCCTTCGAGGCCACGCTGTTCGCCGCGGCGATCAGGGAATTGATCTTGTCTATGACAAAATTTATGCTCTCCTTGACGACGTTCTTAATTCCTTCCCAAACGCTGGTGACGATGGCGCCAAGCGAGCTCCACAGCGACTGCCATACGCTGCGGATCGGTTCGACAATTGCGTTAAAGCTCGACTTCAGCCAGGCCCATGCCTCGGTCACCACAGTTTTAATGGACGTAAGAATGGGCAGCAGGAAATTTTTTATCGCAGCCCAGCCGGTCGTCCATATACTCGATACCGCCGCCGTTGAACTGGTGAACACCGCCACTATTTCGGCCCACACCTGGCTGACAAAGTCCCGGATCGCGCCCCACATTTCGGTCCAGGCCAGCTTGATGAGCTCCATGGCCGCCGAAAACTGCAGCTGTATCTCGGCCCAGGTGGTGGTGAAGAAGTTTTTTATATCCATGAACACCTGCACTATGTCAATACCCATGGCCTGGAATGCCAGTATGACCAGGCCCGCGAGGAACGCGACGGCGAACTGGAACACTGCTTTGATCGCGTCCCAGGTGGCGCTGAAGAAAGTTTTAATGCCGCCCCATATCGCCTGCAGCACGCCTGTAAAAGCGGACCATGCGGCCATGGCGGCGCCGGTGATACTCGCCCAAATGCCGGTAAAGAAATTCCTTATCGCCTCCCACGCCGCGCGGACCTCGTCGCCCATGGTCTGCCACAGCAAGCTGAAGAACGCCTTAATGGCTCCCCATATCTCGATTGCTTTTGCCTTGATCACGTCCCAGTTTTTGTAAAGCAGCACGCCAATGGCGATCACCGCCACAATGATGGCGATTATAAGCCCCACCCAGCCCAGCAGGACGGCCACAGTGACGCCGAACGCGGCCGCCACAGTGGTGAGGCCGCCTATGGCCATACCGAGCGTCCCAACGATGGCCAGGAGGGCAAAAAGGCCCGCTGCGACGGCAGCTATGCCCGCCACCAGCTTGGGGTGCTCTGCGGCCCACTTCCCCATGGCCTGGATGATCGGCAGCATGACCTCCAGCACCTTGGTGAGCGCCGGCAGGAACGCCTGGCCGATGTTCTCCTGCAGGTCGCCTATGCTCTCGCTCATGATCTTGGTCTGCCCGGCAATCGTCTTGCCGTATGCCGCGTACTGCCCCGCGGTCATTTTCGCAATCGCGGCCAGGGCCTGCTCGGCGGTGGCGTTCTTGTCTATCTCAATGCCGTACCGCGCGAGTATGCCGGTATTGCCGGCCAGCACCTTACTGACCACCATGACTGCGTCGGCGTACTCAATGTGCTTGAAAATGGAAAGGTCAGCCGCGATCTTCGCCGCCTCCTGCGCGCGCTGGTAATTGCCGGTCACCTGGGTGAGCTTGGCCACGCCCTCCGCGGCCGCTTCGTCCGCGATACCGCCCATGGCCTGCATGGACGCGCCGAACTCCCGGACCTGCTTTTGCGCGTCCTCCAAGCTGCCGCCCATGGTCTTTAAGGTCTTTGCGCCAAGGGTGCCTATGATACTGTCCACCACCTGCAGCTGCTTTTGGCTTTCCGCGAAAGCGTTTATGGCCACGCCCACCTCCGCGGCGATAGCCAAAAAGCCGGCAGTGCCGACTTGCGCCATCTTCTTAAAAACAGGTTCCATGTTCTTGGCCTTCGCGCTCACTCCATCTATGCTCGCGCCAACGCCGTCCATTGCTTTGGACACGTTTTCTTCAAGGTCAATGAGGATTTGCAGTCGGGCTTCAGCCATGGTCCTAGTTCGTTTTTGCTTTTCGTACCTGGTAATTTTGGTACTCCGCTTCCTCTGCCATCCTGATCCGCGCGAGCCGCAGTACCCATTCCGGCTCCTGCGCCAGCTGCCGGTAGCTCATACCCAGGTAGATCATCAGCTCGAGGACGTCCTGCCTGGGAGTGAGCGTCGCGCGGTTTCCTTCGACTAAACGGCGGTAGCTGGCGGCTATTTTTTTGCTTCCTCCGCGGTCATGCCGGCAGCCGCCTTTTCAAGGGCCGTCATGACCTCCTGCCAGTCCTGGGAGCGCAGCCCCTGAAGGGTGGCCCAGTTCTTGGCTTTGTCCGTTTCGCCCGCCACAGTGACCACCAGCTGGTCCACCAGGGCTTTGACGCGGCCGCGGTAGGCCTCGCCGGCCTTCATGTCCGCTGCGCCCGCCTTGCTGACCTCCACAGCGGCCGCAATGGCCGTTTCGATCTCCAGCTGGTCCGCGCCGGTCAGGTAGGTGTAGGCCACTACCACAGTGCTGCTGACAGGCAGGGTGATGGTTTTCGTTTCGCGTGTGTCCATGGTTCGTTTGGTTCTTTGGTCCGCAGGGGCCTGTTCGATACAGGCCCCAGGTTGATGTTCTAGCTGCCCGGCTCGGCGTCGTAGTCGGCAGTGCTGTTGCGCAAGGTGATCTCCAGCGCTTTGGCGTCGTCCTCGCTGTAGTGCACCTTCAGCTCGAGCTTCTGCTTGACCACGTCGTCTATCGGCCGGTCAGGGTCCCAGCCCTCCACGCTGACCTTGAACAGGTCCACGATCAGCTTGGGATGGGTGCTGCTGCCGATAGTGACGTCCAGGCGCTCCATGCTCATCCGCAGGGCCTTGTACGTGCCCCCGGTGAAAAAGTCATGGTACGTCTTGTCCAGTTCGTCCAGGGTCATGCTGCCCTTGGGCGCGAACGTGCCGGCGATCACATTTCCAGGGTTATACTCGGAAATGTTTTGGTCCGCGCGGCCGCCGTTCGGGATGGTGAGCACAAAGTCCTTCAGAAGGACCTCGGCGCCCCCGGCCAGGTCGTCGCCCACGTCTGCCAGGTAGAAATGGACGTCCTGCTGCCGGAAATAAACGTCAGTGCTTCCAAAGGTCGGCTCGTAGGCAGGCGCGCCCTTCTCCGCTTCCTTTTGGGCAATGAAGTTTATGGTTGCCATGACCAGGTCGTTCGGCGCCACCTTGAACTCGATACTGGTCACGACCGCCAGCGGGTACTTATAGTCCTGCTGGCCGGGCTGCGAAAGCGCGAACGTGAGCGAGGGGTGCTCCGGGTCGTTCGGCAGCACAGTGAACACGTGATCGTAGGCGCCGGCCTGGCCGCCCACCGGGTCACTGTCCACCGCTCCCATGAGCGACTTCAGCAAATACCCTATGCTCTCGCTGCGCAGGTTGAATTCAAGGTCACCCTCTGCGCGCGCCTGGGTGATCTCACTGGCGTTGGTGTCTATTTTGGTGCCCCGCGTTTCCTTCACCGGCACCTTTTCGAGTACCGGCTTGACGCCGCTGGGGGTGCGGCCCGGTATCCATATCTGTGGCACGACGTCAGCGCCGCGGGTTTCCTCCGCGCCAACGCCCAGCACCACGTCCTCCCCTCTCAAATAGCTCATTCTCGTTAAGAATTGGGTTTAATTTTCGACTGCTGCTCGGCAATTCTGCGGGCTTCGCTCATGCTCCGCGCCTTTACACTGATCCCGCGCCTGGGAAAGTTAAAGGTGATCTCCATGGCGACGCCTCCGTCAGGTTTTACCTGCGTGCCGACCTGCACGTCGCTTTTCTTTGCTCTCGTTTTTCGTTTTTTAGTGGGCATGGTCTTTAGGAATAGACGACGCACTGCAGCTTCAGGTCGCCTGCCCTCATTCTACCATTCGCGGTATCAACGTAGCCCCACGTGCTGGGGACTGGCCGCAGCATGGTCACCCCGGCCTCGTCCAGCACGCCATGGTTCTTAAAAATTGTTTTGAGCTCGTCCAGGGCGTTCCCTATGGCAATGTCGGCCGCGTCCTGGCCCTCCACAAAGGGGTATAGCACCCGGATTATAAACACGTAGGTGTCCTTATCGCTCGCCGGCGCGGTGTTGTGGTAGTCGTTTTGGTCCTCGGTCGGGTACACCATGGCCACCGGCCAGCCGGTAATGTTCGATACCAGGGTGCGGTGCGCCTCCTGGATCGTTTCGGCGTTCTCGGTTATGACCTCTAAAATTTTTGCGCGTATTGTTTCCCACATAGGTTTAGTCGCCAAGGCCGTCCGCGATCCGCTGCAGCACGCCCACAAAGATTTTCCGCACCTTTGCCTCGTCCTGTTTCGCGGTCATGGCCATGAAGGGATTATGCTTTATGCCCTTTTTCTTAATACTAGCACGCACCGCCCAGGGGTTCACACCGCGCTTCTGTGCCCAGCGGTAGAGCGTGCCGCCCGGCTGGGCCTCGCGCGCGGGAATGACAAAGGGAGCGCTGCGCGCGCTTTTCAAATTGCCGGCGCTGTCAATATCGCCATGCAGCTTTTCGCCGTACTCCAAGCTCGGATATATATGGCCCTGCAGCTTGGCCTCGTCTATGGTGCGGATCAAACTTTTGCGCAGCTGGCCGGTCGCGGCCGGGGTATTGCGCAGGGTGTCCTCGTAAAGCTGCGTGGTCGCCTGGCGTATGCCGTCCAGGACGTGGGCCCGCGCGTCGGCGCCGGCAGTGCGCAGCTTCCGCATGATCGCGCCGGACACCTTCACTGTGATGTTCTCGCTCATGTCAAGTGCGGCAGCACGACCGAGGCCTGAAGGTAGCGGCCCGGGCCGTCCGTCTGCGGAAAGACGCCCTTTACGTCGTATACCTGGCCTCCGGGCGTTTCAATGAGCCGGTCCCCAATGCGCAGGTCCGCGCCGGCGTCGTCGCAGCGGAAAGGAAATATCTTGCCGTACTCGCCCTCATTCAGCGCCGCGAATTCCGGCGTGCTCGGCCCCAGGTGCCCGGTGATTATAAGCCCGGTGTCCAGGAATTCGCGCCGATACCCGGCGCCGCTTTCGTCGGTGCCCAGCCGCCATATTTCAAAGGTGCGGAAGTTGAGCATTGCATTAGGTGCGCAGCTTGGTGTTGGCGCCGATCACCGCCTGAATATCCTCGTCAATGGCGTCCTTGTAGCTCGCGTTAAAGCCGTTGCTCGATACGCTCTGCACGCCCTCCGCGGTCCTCCGCTCATACACGCGCGCGGCAAGGCGTATGGCCGCGTTCTCCAGTTCGTCCGGCAGGGTCGGCGGCAGGCCGCTTTCCTCGTCCTCCGGGAGCACGTAGCCCGCGGAAAAGACGACGTGCACGTTGCGCCGGCCCTGGCTGAAGGTTCCGCTTTCCAGGTAGACAATGCCCGCCTCGGCGTCCAGGTCAATGTTGTCCTCGGCTACCTCCTGATCGTCAATTTCGAGGGTGGCTATCTCGGCCACCGGGTACTGCGGCAGGGTCAGCATATCGCCGCCCGGGCCGTCCAGCTTCACGTCATGCTCCTGGAGGCCCAGCTTGCGGTGGGTTTCCGTTTCGATATACGCGCTCGACCCCTTTAAAAGGGTTTCAAGCAGGGTGTCCTTGCTGGTGTCTGCCGCAGGAATACCCAGGTGCGCTTTCAGCTTTGCGACAGTGGACAGCATGGGCGTTTATTTCTTGGGCTTCGCCTTTTTAGAAGGTCCTCGCGGCTTCCGAGGGCCTTTGGCCTTCACAGTGGGGCTGCCTGCAGCGGCCATAGGGCCCTTCTGCTCGTTCGTAGCGACGTCCACCACCTTGTCCGGCTTCGGACCCGTCTGCGTCGCGATCTCGCGTCCCAGGGCCTTTTCTACGCTCGCCTTGGCCTCTGCCTTGGTCGCTCCGGGTCCGGCGATATGGCGCGTTTCAGGCGCGCCCTGAATGTGCTTCAGCTTCGCGCCGGCAGTGGCGTACTTCGCGTCCATGAACTGCGCAATGCCGCGCTGGACCAGCTGGGCGGCCAGTTCCTCATCCTTGCGGACGATCTCGCCCGCCTGGTAGACGTTCCAGCCCCGCAAAAATTTAATAGGAATACGCATGGTGGTAGTGATCGCTTCCGGCGATCCTCCTACCCCCGCCCGCAGGGCCGGGAGTAGTCAGGATCACAGCAAGCTAGGAGCCGGCAGGGCCCTTAACGCCGGTAATTTTGACAAAGCTCTCCGTATGGGTCAGCTTGCCGTCCACCGCCGCGTACACCAGTACCTTCGTCTGAAGGCGCTCGATGATTTGGTCAGTGGCCATCTGCATTTGCTGGCCGTCCTTGATCCAGTAGTAGTTGGGGTCACCCAGGTAAATCTCGGTTTCATCGTCTGCGTCACCGAGGTCCTCCGGGATGTCCACACTTTCTAGCAAGGGCTTGCGGAAAAGTTCGTCAAGAGGTTGTCCGGGCTGGAAGATGGGGCGGTCCTGGCTGTCTACGAGGCCGGTAATGGCTTTGGCGCCGAGCGTGGAAGTCATGAATACCGCATTGCTGCGATACTGCGGCTTCAGCTTGAACCAAAGGTTTACCAGGTCCTGGTATGCGAGCTCCGCGCCCGCCTGCGCAACACTCTGCAAGCTCTCGGTCCGAATGCCTTTCGGCTTGCCGGTGCCGTTACCACCAATGAACGCCACTTCCTCGGTTTCAGCGAGGACGCGACCCGCCAAATTGGCGATATAGTTCACGATGTTAAAGTTGCTGGTGTTAAGCAGTTTCCAGGACGTTTTGACCAAGGCGGCCAGGTAGTGGTCGTCCAACGACTTCTTGGTGATGGTCGGTTCGCTGGCGGTCACCAAGTTGGCGTCGCCGTCGTCCGTTTCCCCCACCCAGTAGCCGGTGACGCCGTCACCTTCCAGGGGAAGGTCGAACGGCCCGGAAAGTTCGAACGCGAATGCGCGCGAGCGCAGCACGTTGAATTTCGCCTTTTTCTCCAGAATGCTGGAGGCAAGCTCCGTAGGCACAGTCGCGCCGAACGAGCCCGCGTCCGTAGTGATCTGCTTGATCCCATACGAACCGCGGTACTCTGCCGGCACGATCATGAACTTTAAGAAGTTCGCGGCGACGGCGACGCTCTCCGCTTTCCGCTCCGCTTCGGTTTTCACCGAAAGGGGCAGCGCGCTGAAGTTCACCTTTCCGTCCACCATTGGAAAGCCCATCTCCTGTAGCTGCGCGATACCGGCCTCCGAAATGACCTGCTTCAGGTCCACCTCGGTGCCGTCCTCGAGCTGCAAAAGGATTTTCTTGTCCATGGCTTTTCTTTTGTCCTAAATCGTTTTAGCGCGGCGCAGCAATTTTCCAATTGCGACGTCCGCCTGCCTCGCGTCGCGGATGATCAGCTTAATGTCGCCATTAAGCCGCTTCCGTCCACGCGGTTCGACCTGCAGTGCCGCGCCGCCTGCGGGCGGTGCGTCCTCTGCTGCGCTTTTAAGCGCTTCGAGTGCGGTGGAAAGGGATTTGGCGGCGTCTATCGCCACCTGCAGGGCCTCGGTGCTGAACGCTTTGGCGGGCTCTGCTTCCCCTGCAGCCGCGGCCGGGGCGGCGGCGGGGGTAGCGGGTTCCTCGGCGGGCGCCGGGTCCGCAGCAGGGGCAGCTTCGGGTGCGGGATCAGCCGCGGGCGTCGCTTCAGGCGCGGCCTCCGCTACCGGCTCCGCTTCGCCATCCTTCCGGGACTTCACAGAAAGGAGCATGGCCTGGTCGTTCGCGCCCACCAGCACCGGGCTGTATTCGTAGATCGCAATTTTCTTCAGGTGGCGCACGCGGGTGGTCGGGTCCACTTCGTCCTGCTGCACGAAAAATCCAAAGGAAAAGTCGGTGATCACGCCGGCCTTCATGAGCGCCCACACTTCGCGCGCGCGCTGCACTTCGAGCACCAGCTTGCCCTTGATGTAGAGGCCATGGGTGTCCTCGCGGGCTTCGATGGTCGCGCTGATCGGCTCATCCCAGTTGTGCGCCCACACGCCCTTGGGGTAGCGCGGGAAATAGTTTTTAAGCCAGTCGGTGAAGGCGCCCGGGTCCACCACTTCGTTGTAGCTGTCCACGTTGCCGAACACGCTTACGTAGGCCTCAAAGGTGCCCTCGTCGTCCAGGGCCTTGAACTGCGCGGCCTTAAAGGACCGCAGCTGCAGGTCCACGCTCTTGCCGTCCTCCAAGGTGATCTTCTTCACGCTCACTATTTTTTCGTTCGGCATTTGTTTGAAAAATAAAAGCTCACTTCCCCTGGCTGCGGACAGCGCGCGGTAGTGAGCGAATGGCTGATGGATTTAGTGTACCATATTGCCTTTGCCAATAGCATAGCAAACTGGTTTCGCCGCACTTGTGCATAACTCTAGTCCGCGCTTTCGAGCGTCGGGGAAACGGAACACTGGCAGTTGATCGTATTATCCGGGCTGCCGGAAAAGTCGCCGGGATAGTCCAGGAATTCCCCGCCCACGTTAAAGCGCTCGCCCACCTTCACCACCTCGCCGTCAGCGTCCGCGTGCGCCGGGCGCGTGTTGTTGAAGATCGCGACCCATACCTGGTTCTCCACCTTTTGCGCCTTCATTTCCTCCATGCGGCCGAACTGCTGGGCGCTGCCTACCTCGGTGCGGGCTATCATTTCGGCCCTAAAGCCCTGGGCCTCGTCGTAGACGCCGGTAATGCGGTTCCGCAGCTGGCCAAGGTCCTCGCCCACCGCCACGCCCTCCTGGAGGGTCGCGCGCAGGGCCTGGCGCGTCGTGGTGTTCACGTCCAGCATTACAAAGCTGCGCCGGTCCACAAAGCTGACCACGTGCGGGCTCGCCAGTATCTCGCTGGGGTCTATGCCCAGGAGCTTGGCTATGGCCGCCGCCCCGGCCGCTACGTTCGAGCGGGATATGTCCGCGCTGATCCCTTTTATAATTCCGTTCTGCTTCACGTCGTCAAAGAGGACCTGCTGCAGCCACTTTCCAAAGTTCGTCTTATAGCCCGCGGGAGCCGCCTTGGGCAGGCCTGCACGCTCCAGGTTCGCCACGACCTCGAGCTGCTGCGCATGAAAGTATTTGCGCATACGCTCGCGCACCGCGGTTTTCGCGCGCGGCAGGTTCGCCAGGTACTCCAGGCGGTCCGCTTTGATCCGCGGGTCGTGCTCCCTGGGCGCGGCGCTTTTAAGCTGTAGCTTAATTGCGTCCATATTCACCAATTAAACCGGGCTTTCTACGCGCTTTGCCCCTTTAAGTTTCAGCTTAATATCGCCCTGGGCCAGCTTGGCCTTCTCGGCCTCCTTCATTTTGCCGGTGAGGATCGCGTACACCTTCTCGCCCATGCCTTCCACCACGCGGCGCTTTAGGTTCGTCCGGGCATAGATGGACTGCCTGATCTGCCGCTCCTTGCGCGTGGCCTTCTTGAAAGCGCCCACCTGCAGCTTCTCATACACGTACTGCGGCCGCGCGGCCTGCTGCGGTGCTCCCTCGGTGCCAGCGGGCATGGGCTCGGTAATGCCCTGGCCCACCTGCGGCATGACCCCGATGGGCTTAAAGATCGCGTCGCCGCCCTCCAGGGGCTCCATGTTGAAC